GCATCCCCGATGCCGAACCGGCGGCGGCACGCTCGGAAGCCGCGCGGATCAACGGTTTGCGCGGTGGTCGGCCGCGCCGCGGGGAGACGCCAGAGGCCGCCCGGGAGCGTCGCCAGGGCAACCTGATGCTGCCCATGGCGGGCGGTGCCGGCGAAACCCAGGAAACCGAAACCGAACCCAACGGCGAAAGCTCGCGCACGGCTGCTAAGCCTATAGCTATAGAAGCCAAGCAAGCAGCCGTGCGCGAGGCGGAGGAATGGGTTTCCCTGGGCCGCGAGATCGCCGACGCGATCGGCCTTGACCCAGCCCGCGGCCACCACTCCGCCCTGCCGGTGAAGGGTTGGATGGAAGCCGGCGCCTCGGCCGAGCTGATCCGCCGTGTGGTGCAGGCCCGCGTCGCCAGCGCGAAGGAGCGGATCCGCTCCATCGGCTACTTCCGCGATGCGGTGATGGAGGCGATGCAGCGTGAGTCCGCGCCCGAACCCGCGCCGGTCAGCGGCTACGAACAGGCCTGCCGCGAATGGCAGCGCAACGGGGCGCAGGGCGCGCCGCCGTCGCTGGCCGCGTGGCGTGCGCAACAGGCAGCGGCGTGATGGAGGGCAGGGCGATGGATGGCATGCTGACCACGGTGGTGGGTGAGATCGTGCGCGATGACGGGCCTTCGCCCTTCGTCTGCTCCGATGCCGAGGCGCTGCGCGCCGTCAGCGCCGCGCACGCGGCGCAGATGGCGCGCGAAGCCGGGGAGATCGCACGGCGTTGCCAGCCCCGCACGGCGTTCGACCCGGCCGAGGCCGCGCGCGCTGCCGAACTGTATCATCGCCAGCGGGACCAGCGGCGCGTCTTCCACGCCGATCGGCTGCGTGGCCTGCGCGATGCGGGTCGGCTGACGCAGGCGCAGTACGTCGCCTCGGTCGAGATCGGCGACCTGATTACCTGGATCGAGGCGGGCAAGCAGGTGATCGCCCGCTCGCAATTCAGCGAACGCCTGGCGGCCAGCACCAGCACCGTCGCGCTGCATCAGCGCCTCGAGGAAGCGGAGCGTCTGCGCTACGGCCCATGGCGTGCGTGGGCGTCGGCCTTCCCGGTGAAGCCTGCGCGCTCGCTGGAGGATCTGGTGCGCGCCTTCGTGGCGCAAGGCCTGGGGGTTGAGCAGGCCGGCCGGGCGTTCTGCATGCACCGCCAACGGGCCGAGGCGCTGCTGGTGCGAGGGCTGGCGCGCTATGCCCAGATCGCCGGTTGGGAGGCTGCGCCGCAAGACGCTTGACGCGGCGTACGGTTTCGATGTTCATTCCTGTCACGTCTACGAATCGCGCCCGGCCGGGATCACTGGTCGGGCGCTTCGCGTTTCAGCCCCCTAGGGCTAGGGCGCGAGGGCGGATAGCACTAGGGCTGGTGCCACTAGGACTAGGGGCCGAGGGCCTCTGGCACTAGAGCTGGCGCCACTAGGGCTAGGGGTCGAGGGCCTCTGGCACTAGAGCTGGCGCCACTAGGGCTAGGGGTCGAGGGCCTCTGGCACTAGAGCTGGTGCCACTAGGGCTAGGGGTCGAGGGCCTCTGGCACTAGGGCTTGGGTCCTCCCTGGCCGTTCCCCAGCGCGGTAATTCGAGCCCCGCTTCGGCGATGTGGGTTCCAGGTTTGCCCCCCTTCGGTTGTTGTTCTTGTTGTTCAAGGGCTTAGCCAATGAGTGATGTCGCGGACCTGCGCTCGCTCGCCGAAGCGGCGACCTTCTTCGGGGTCTCGCAGCCGACGGTCCGTAAATGGATCGAGACGGGCTGTCCTGTCGCCGAGAAGGGCGCGAGCGGCGTCGCCTACAAGCTGGATCTGCGCGCTGTCGCCGAGTGGCGTGACGGCGAGCGCCGCGCCGAGGAAGACGCCGAGCGCCTGAAGGCCGAGCGCGATTCACAGCTCCGGCTGGAACTCCTCGGCGGCCAGGCGCTGACGATCGACGAAGGCAATGCGTCCCTGTCGCCCCGCGCGCGCGCCGATGCGCTGCAGGCCGAGGTCGCTGCCACGAAACTTGCGCAACTCCGCCGCTCGCTGGTCGAGGCGGAGCCGATGAAACTCTACCTCTCCGAGGTCCTGGCCACGCTGAAGACGCGGTTGCGCCAGATCCCGGACACCGCCGCGCCCGAGATGGGCCTGACCGACGCGCAGCAGGTGCGCCTCGGGGAGCTGATCGACGACGCCCTCAACGACACGGCGGATGCGCTGGAGACGCTGACCGCCGATGCACCCGCACCTTCGTAGCGAGGGACTTCCAGGCTTCGCGCAGCCGCAGGATGTCGGCCGCGCTGCTTTCCCGGCGCTGCGCCCGCCGAGGCGCATCAGCGTCTCGGAGAGTGCGGAGAAGTGGCGGGTCCTAAAGAACCCGGGCGGCGGTTATTCCGGCCCGTGGCTCAATTCCTTCGCGCCCTACCTGACGGAGCCGATGGACGCCTTCCAGCGGCGAGACGTGGGCGAGGTGGTGGTGCTCGGTCCGTCGCAGTTCGGCAAGAGCGAGATCATCATCAACCTCATTGTGCATGAGGCGGCGGAGGGCGGCGCCGATACGCTTCTCTTCCAGCCAACCAAGGCGCTTGCGCTCGACTTCGCCGAGCGTCGCATCGAAAAGGCCTTCGACGCCTCCGACCGGCTGAAGGCCCTCCTCGGCCCTGATCGCAGCGACGACAAGCGCATGTCGAAGCTGTTCCGCAACGGTTCCCGTGCTTCGATGGGATACCCGGTGTCCGGCGAGTTGTCTTCGCGGCCAGTGCCAAAGGTCCTGCTGGACGAACTCGACAGCATGGATGAGGACATCGACGGGGAGGGGGACCCTGTCGAGCTGGCGCGGGCGCGCACCACCACCTTCGGGCGGCACGCGAAAGTCGGCGTGTTCTCGACGCCGAAGCGGCAGGACGGCAGCGGCATCGTCGCGCGCTGGCGGAATGGGGACCGCCGCCTGTGGCATTGGCCGTGCCCGCATTGCGGCGAGTACTTCACGCCAGGCTTCGACGAGAACCGGCGCCCCACGGTCGCGCACCTGCATGTGCGACCGAAGGCGACCGAGGAGGAAGCGCGCGCCGAGGTTCACATGATCTGCCCGACCAGCGGGTGCATCATCGAGGAACGCCACAAGATCGCGATGAACGCCCGCGGCGTCTGGTTGCCGGAGGGCGCGACGATCGCCGCCGACGGCACCATCGGCGGCACGCCTTTGCGGAGCCGGGTCGCCTCCTACTGGTTTTCGGGCTTTGCCGCCCGGCAGCGACCCTGGGCCGACATGGCGGCGCAGTACGTCGCGGCTCTGCGGGCGCTCGAGGAGCGGCAGGACGAAGAGCCGCTGCGCACCCACTGGAACACCCGCATCGGTGCGCCATACCGGTCCGTGCTGGGGGCTGCGGCGCCGCTGGAGCCGGAGGAGCTGCGGAAGCGTGCGGAGGCGCTGGAACTGCGCGTCGTGCCCGGCTGGGCGGGCTTCGTGACCACGGCGGTGGACGTGCAGGGCAACCGCAATGACTGCCAGTCGGTGGCGTGGGGGGCGGATGGACGCAGCCAGGTGATCGACGCCTGGCAGATCTTCCAGACCGAAGCCGGTGACCGGATGCTGGAGCCGGCACGCCATGGCGAGGATTGGGACCTGCTGACGACGCAGGTCCTGCGGAAGGCCTGGCGCGGCGTTGACGGGACGGAGTTCCGCTCGCACCGGATCTCGGTCGATACCGGCGACGGCAATGTGACCGGCAATGCCTATGCCTGGTGGCACCGCCTGGACCGCGAGGACCAGCGGCGGGTGATGCTGCTGAAGGGTGACGGCCGGCGCGATGCGCCGCTGCTGTCGCCGCGCAAGATCGAGACCGATCGGCGCGGCCGCCGGATGAAGCGGGGCATCATCGTCACGCATGTGAATGTCGAGGTCCTGAAGGACCAGGTCGACCTGAAGCTGCGCATGACGCGGCCCGGGCCGGGCTGGGTGCATCTGCCGGCCAGCCTGCCCGAACGATTCTGGGAAGAGGCGACGGCGGAGTTTCGCGGCAAGAAGGGGTGGGAGAAGCAGCGGGCGCGCAACGAGAGCTTCGACCTGCTGGTCTACAACCTGGCCATCTGGCACGCGCTCGGCGGGCCGCGCCTCGACTGGGCGCGGCCGGCGGATTGGCACCGGCCGCGCGCCGGGCTGCTGCTGCTGGACCTCGCGACCAGCGCGCCTCCCGGGCCGATGCCGGTGATGGCCGCAAAGCCGCCGGTGCAGGCCCGGCCCGCCGTGCCGGGGACGAAGACGGGCCGCTGGTGGAAGCCGGCGGCGCGGCTGATCGGGCGTCTCGCGCGGCCATTCTGACACTGACGGAGAGCAGCATGCCAACGGCCGATGCGCCGCCCGACCGCTTTGCGGCCGGCGACACCCTGCGCTGGCGCTACGCCTCCGCCGACTATCCGGCGAATGACGGCTGGGTGCTGTCCTATCGGCTCGTGGGGGCCGGTGTGGCGCTGACCATCGCGGCCAGTGCGGACGGGGCCGGCTTCATCGCGGAAGCGACGGCGGCGCAGACCGCCGTGCTGTCGGTTCCCGCCGCCGGGGTGCCCTGCACGCTGATCGGGTATGTCAGCAAGGATGCGGAACGCTGGGCGGTGTATCGCGCCCCCTGCCTGGTGCAGCCGAACCCGGCGACCATCACGGGGGACCTGCGCGGCCACGCGACCAAGATGCTGGAGGCCATCAACGCACTGCTCGAGGGCCGCGCGACGAAGGACCAGCAATCCTATCGGATCGGCGATCGCGAGCTGACGCGGATCCCGGTGCCGGAGCTGCTGAAGCTTCGCGATTACTACAAGGCGGAGGCGCAGCGCGAGACGAACGCCGCGGCGCTCGCCAGCGGCGTCGGCCGGCCGCGCACCATCCTGACGCGCTTCGGCCGGGGCTGAACCATGGGAATCCGGGACTGGTTCCGCGGTGCCGCACCGGCGCCGGCGCCCGCACCTGCGCGCCCACCTGGGCGGCCCGGCCTGCCGCGGCAGTACATGGGCGCGGCGCCGTCGCGCCTGCTCGCGGACCTGCCGGCGGGTGCCGCGGCCTCGCCCAACCGGGATATCCGGCAGGGGCTGGTGGTGCTGCGCGCGCGGTCCCGCTGGCTGGCGCAGAATGACGGCTTCTCGAAGGGCTTCCTGCGCATGCTGCGCCGGAACGTGGTGGGGCCACAGGGCTTCACCCTTCAGATGCGGGTGAAGGACGATCGCGACCCGAAGAAGCAGGACGCGGCGGCGAACGACAGGATCGAGGCCGCCTGGCAGGAATGGTGCCGCAAGGGGGTGTGCGAGGCATCCCGCAAGCTGTCCTTCACCATGCTGCACCAGAAGCTGGTGGTCGGGCTGGCGCGGGATGGCGAATACCTGCTGCGCAAGCTGCGCGGCACCCGCTGGAACCGCTTCGGCTTCGCGCTGCAGATCCTTGACCCGTCGCTGCTGGATGAGAACCTGACGGTCGGCGGCGGCGCGGCGACGACGGCTTATGGATACCGGTTGCCGGCCGGGCACATGATCCGCATGGGCGTGGAGCTCGACGCCTATCAGGCGCCGGTGGCGTACCACCTGCGCACGAACCTGCCGGGGGATGACGTCTATCGCACGGCCTCCAGCACCTATGTGCGGGTGCCGGCGGAGGAGATCATCCACTGCTTCCTGTCGGACTGGCCCGACCAGGCGCGCGGCGTGCCGTGGTTCGATGCGGCGCTGCGCCGGCTCGCGATGCTGGATGGGTATGCGGAATCGGAGCTCGTTGCCGCCCGCGTCTCGGCCGACAAGATGGGCTTCTACAAGATGGCCCAGG